TGCTCCCACCAATCGGTCAGGACTTGCATACGACCATAGTTGTTTCCCACTCCTTGATGATGTTGCGGCAATGCCGGGCTTTGTATTCCAAGTCCGGGTCGCTGCCGTCTACAGCCGGGTCAAACGTGTACCGCACCGGCCCCATATCAAAGTCTATATTAAAGTATTTCCAGAACGGTGTCAACTGGTGGCCGTGTTTGGCCAGCATGTCGGAATATTTCTTGGAGAACATCGCCAACGTGCCGGGCAGAATGGCGTGCTGGTGGGTCGGGTCTTGCAAAAAAATATCGTGGCTCGGGTGCGGCAAGGTGACATGGACGCGGGCGCCGTGGGCGCAGACACGGTGCAGTTCCCGCATGAAGTGGAAGAACGGCTCGACGGGAGCGATGTGTTCAATGACGTGCGACGCCTCCACGGCTTCGACGGAGTTGTCATCCCACGGCCACCGATCAACGTCCAGCCGGACAACCACGTCCGGGTCTTCCATCGGCTGGGAATCGACGTTGACGAAGCCGGGCAGCTTCTTGCTGCCGCATCCAAGGTTAAGTTTTATCAAGCAGCGGGTGCTGACTTCATCAGGCCGGCGACGGCGGGGGCTGCTTCAATCATCTGTTGTGTCTGGGCTTGTTGCGCGCGACCGGCACGCATGGCTTCTACGTCCTGCATTGAACGAGTCCATGCGGTCGGCGCACCCTGGATGTCCAGAATCTCCGGCATGGCGGTATCAAAATTGAAAAAGTCAAGAGGCGACGGGTCGCCGGTGTTCTTGGCGTAGTTGGCCGCCACGTCCAGCGCCCGCATGAAGCCAGCGGCTTTCTCCGACCGCTGCATCCGCGACATCGGGCTGTCGTACTCAATGAAGTATTCTGCTGCCTCGGTGTTGCGCAGGATCGACGGCATCTCCGGCACCAGCCCTTGCTGGAACAGGAGATCAAGTTCGCGTTCGATCATGCGGCCAAGGAACTCGGCTTGCAGACGGCCAGCGGTCGGGGCGATTAGCATCCCCTTCTCGCGCGCCCGCTCCAGCACTTCGGTCGCCGTCATCTGCGGCGTGTCGATCAGAATCTGGAACAGCGTAATCAGGAAGGCGTCATTGATGACATCCTTCTCCATCTGCATCATCTTGTCGCCAACCGCAATGTTGCCGGTCGGCAGCACGTCGATCATGCGTTTGCCATCTTTGTTCAGACCGCCGGCGTTCAGCGCGCCGGGCTTCAGGCTAAAGGAACCAAGGTTGCCGTCGTCGTGCGCCAGCAGGACCGGATCCACAACACGGTGGCCTTGCTTCAGCACGGTCTTCTTTTGCTCGTTCAGCACCTTGATGGCGGGCAGCACCCACTGCGCCGGGCCGCGACCGTAAATCTCACCGGATACCTGGGTGTAGCGGGCCACCGGCAGCGGGAAGCTGTTGTAGCCTGACTCCCGAATTTCCTCTTGGTTCTGCGCAAAAATGTAGAGCGAAGCGTAACGCATCCCCTTCGGGTCAACCCTGCGCGGATCAAAGTCTTGCCGCGGGTAGACGCAGTGCAGGACTTCAAACTTCTTCTCGGCCTGCTGCGGGTTCTTCAACGCTTCGGTCACGGCTTCCGGCACCTTGTCGCCGGAGGCATTGAACTGCTGCGAAATCTGGCGCGCGGTCATAAACCACGAACGGTAAAACGTGTCTACGACGCCAGCGTGGTTCTCGACAAAGTAGACTTCACCCAAATGGAAGTTGCGATAGCGTAAGCCACGGGTGCCGTCTTCCGGCTTGTCCACATACAAGGCGCCGTTGCCGTAGGTGCCCAGCCCCATGTAGGTTTGCTGGCTGTTGCCCACGAAGTTGGCCATGGGGCGATAACGATGACTGAACAGAATCTCGTTCAGGTCATCAAAGAACAGGCGCACGGCGCGGTTGCGTTTCAGCATCTTGTCCGCCGGCACCAGCCGGTGCCACACGGATGCTTGCGGGGTTGCCAGTGATTCAATCACGCTGGAGAAGCGTTGCGCAGCAACACCCACCGACGAGTCGTACTGCAGTTCGGTTTTCTTCTGGCCCTGCGCGCCGAAGGCGTTGTCAGACCCGCGGCCCTGAAAAGAGTTGCGGTGCGCCGGGATGATCAGCGACGCCGCTTCTTCCCATTGCGTATCGAAGTTGGCCCGGTCAGACCTGAGTTGCCCCAGCTTCTGAATGTGATACTGCGTCTTCTCGCTCAACCGAGCATCTCCGAAGACGCGCGCTTACGCATCAGCCCGCGTTCGGCTTGCATGGTTGATGCCAGTTCGCCACCGGCGGCGACGGTGCCAGCACGGCCAGCACCTTTGCGCTCGGCCAATGCCGCCCGCTCGGCGTCCAGCCGTGACTTTTCTGCGGCCGGATCGTTGACGGGGTTTACCGGCACCGGCTGCGGTGCGGGCATGGAAGGCTTACTCAGGATGCCACTCATTGCGTTTCTCCTATGCCTACATCATATCACGTAACCATGGTGTCAGGAAAACAGGGGTGTTTTCCTGACAAGATCACGACTCGCCCATCCAAGACGAAGTGCCTTCGACCACCCGCGCGCCAGAAGCCCGCCGGTCATCACGACGAGGCGGGTTGACTTCAAAGGTGCAAGCCAGGGCGTCCGCGTCGTCAGGCGACTTAACCCCACGGCTTTGCAGGTCTTCCTTGGTTTCCAGAATCTTTTTGTTTTCCTCCCGCCCGCTCCACTTCCAACCCCGGTCGGTCAACTGGTGTGACAGCGAACCCTTCTCGCCTCCGTCCTTCTCCACCATGCCACCCGGCAGCCAGTCGCGCACCTGCCCCCACAGTTCAGCCGCGTGGGTGGCGAACTCGCCGTCCTTGATGTGGGGTGAAGAACCAAACTTGACTTCATGCATCTTGTGCCGTATCCGGTTGTTCCGTTTCAGGATGTCGATGACACCGGTTCCCATTCCAAAGTCAATGCAGATGGCGTCCGGGTTGTATCGCATGTCCAGCTTGACGATCTCGGCGGCGATCTGCACATTGTCCTGCGCCAGCCACGCCCCCTTTGTTGCGGTTCCGCAACAGTCCCGCGCATTACGCCCTTGGCGAAACCGCCAGGAGGTCTTGCCGCGGGGCGCTGGGTCCACGCCCAAAATCAACGGTTCGCCGTGATCCTGCGCCAGCGCGTTCTGCTGCGCTGCACGAACTGCGTCCCACGGGATGAACTGGTCTTCGGATGTCTGCGGCGGCAGGCCCATGATCTCGACCCGCACGAAGTCAGAGTCAATGCCGTAGCGTTTGATCTGATCTTCTACGACGGCCTGGTCAACCCCCTCCATGCCACGGGTGGACAGGGTGCGCAAGTCCCAGCCATCCCCCATCTGGGCGTCATTAAACAGTTCAAAGAACCGCCCGGAGCGACCCCGCATCTGTGAGGCGGCCATCCAATAGCGGTAGGGGTTCTGCTCGGTGAAGAAGCCCTCGGACACTTCCCAGATTTTGCTTGGGATACCCGCCGCCTCGTCAAACTGCAGCAGCAAACCGTAAGGGTTGTGTACACCAGCAAAGGCGTTGGGGTTGTCTTCACTCCACGTTTGGCCAGCACAGAACCAATACTTCGGATCCACACCCAGGCCGCCATCCTCCGGCAGTTTCTTGACGGTGTTCATCAGCCACGGGGCCGGCACGATGCGCATGGTTTCCAGTTCAAACCAATGAGCGTTGATGGCGGCACCGAACCAAACTGCGTACTCCGGAAACGTGCGACTGCGCAACTGGCCTTCCGTGTTAGCGGTCACTATCGTTGTGGAACCAATGCGGGTGCTCATGTGCCAGTGGGCAACCATGCCGAACTTGGCAGACTTACCTGGGCCACGGCCAGATGACCGGGCTTCCTTCCAGACCTTCAGTGGCAGGCCATTCTCATGACGGAAGGCTTGCTCTTGGGTGTGCGCTGCCAACCGCTTGATGTCCTCCATCTGCCAGCGGCGGGGGCCGGTGAACTTCTCGAACGGCGTGCCCTTGCGGCCCCACGGATAGGCGTAGCTGACGAAGCCAACCGGGTCGTCCCGCAGCGCCAGCACCTGCGCCAGTATCTCAGACTCTTGCTCGACGTTACCGCGCATCTGCTCTCCGGTTGTACGTTGGATTACGCTTCCCTGTTTCACTAGGGAAAGCGTAATCACCGTAACACTGGCAAACCGTAACGAAACCGTACCGTAACGTAATGCCAGAGATATTTAATAATTAATTATGGCACAAAATTTTTTGCATATTTTTGCGCGCGGTCGGCTTCTACAACCCCGCACCGGTGCTCGGCGCCGGATCTTGGCCCCGACCCCCGCCGTACGCCCCCCTCTGAAAAATTCATGCACCAGGCCGGGCGCAAAACACCTATGTCCTTGATTCTACACGCATTACCTATTACCTGCGCAATTTGACATAATACACGTTATACGTATGGTGCAAT